AGTGTTATATTTGTGGGTCAACGGAAAATTTAGATTTTCATCACTTTTATACCTTGACACCTTTATTTAATAAATGGCTTAGAACAAATAAGATTACTATTAATACCGATGAAGATGTAATAGAAGTGCGAGATAGGTTTATCGAAGAACATATGGATGAGCTATATGTTCATACAGTAACCCTATGCCATGACCACCATCTTAAACTTCACTCTCTTTACGGTAAAGACCCTCCACTGGCAACGGCAGAGAAGCAGGAGAGATGGGTAAACATACAGAGAGAGAAACATGGGCTTCCTAGATTGGACAAAGAATAAGCTGGCACCTCCAGTAGACGAGGAAAAATTAAATCCAGCACAGTCATTTATTAGTGGCGGCGGGGGCGTAGAGGCGCAAAGTCAAGAACAAGTTATCTCTTTTCAGCTTTGTTACGAAAAAATTGAGATTGTAAATAGAGCAGTTAACATGATTGTTGACGATACTGCTGCAATTAAGAACAAAGTTGGTGATCAAATCGCAGGAATGACTCCTTTAGTTACTGGAGTACGTAAAATTACTCTTGAAAGACTACTAAATAAGGAGCCAAATCCCTTTCAAGACGTTAATTCCTTCAAAAGAGCATTAGTTTTGGACTTAATTCTCGACGGAAACATCTTTATTTATTGGGATGGGTCTCATTTGTACCATTTACCAGCTGTAAATGTTACTGTTGTATCGGATAAAAAGACATTTATTAGCCACTATGACTATAATGGTTCAATTCGATACGAAACTAATGAAATTATCCATGTAAAAGACAACACATATAAGACATTATTCCGTGGTAGCAGTAGATTGCAGCCAGCTTTGAGAACAATGTCACTAATTATGTCAATGCGTGAGTTCCAGGACAACTTTTTCCGCAACGGAGCCGTTCCTGGATTAGTATTAAAGACAGATGAGACGCTAAATCAGCGTCTAAAGGACAGATTAATAAGCGAATGGACTGCGCGCTACCGTCCCGGAAGTGGCGGAAAACGCCCTATCATCCTAGATGGTGGTATGAGCGTGGATTCTATCTCAAGTATAAGCTTCAAAGAGCTGGATTTCCAACAGGCTATCATGGAAAGCGAAAAAACTATCCTGAAAGCGCTCGGAGTTCCACCAATTCTTGTTGACGCAGGAAATAATGCAAATATTAGGCCAAATCACCGTCTCTTTTACTTAGAAACTGTGATGCCAATCATTGAAAAGATTAATTCGGCTTATGAAAGATTCTTCGGATTTGAAGTATTTGAAGATTTAACTTATATTGAAGCCCTTCGACCTGAATTAAGTGATCAAGCAGATTACTATCAGAGTCTTGTTAATGGTGGAGTTATATCTCCTAACGAGGCAAGACAAGAATTAGGGCGTGAACCAAAGCCAGGCCACGACGATTTGCGAATTCCGCAAAATATTGCTGGAAGTGCCGCAGACCCGAGCCAAGGAGGACGACCTCCTAAGGAACCAAATGAGCCAAAGAAGTAAAGCAGTAGAAGTACTCGCAGAGTATTTTGATAGTAAAGGCGAAATCCTGTCTCCGACCGAATATCGTAGACAAAAAGACACGCCAATTAGACCACAACAAGTGAAACGAGTTTTCGGTACTTGGTCTAGAATGGAGAAAATAGTGAGAGCATTTGATGCTAGAAATAAGAATAAGCCCGAGCCATCAACAGATGCGCGCGAGGTTATTGCTGAACAAAACCGTCTAGCAGCAGAGCATGAAGCACTGATTCGTGCTATCGGTGAAGACGTCGAGCAGAAAACTGCTCGCGAAGAGGCGGCACGCCGTCAAATTGAAGCAGATGCACTAAATGCAGCCACTCCTGAGGGCGCACGCGAGAACAAGGTTCGTAAAGGCGGACCTGAGAGCGTTGATGCGAAGACCATTAAGGAATCAGTTGCACGTGCAGTAGCTACCGAACATGCTATGTTAGCAAAGACACCAGAAGGCGCAGCACTTGGTAAAGAACTCCTAGGGGGTGTAGAAGACCAAGATGCGAAGAACCTTGCAATCGCAAGACAAAATGCTCGTACAGAGCGTTCAGCGCTTCTAGCAGCTACACCAGAAGGTTCAGCGCTTGCTAAGATGGAAGAAGATGACTCAGACGGTAAGCTTACACGTGAAGCTGATGTTCGTCTACGAAATGAATTGCGTCCATACGTAGCACCAGCTACTGAAGAGACAGTTGCAGATATCGTAGAGGGCGAAATCGCTAAGGTTCGTCCAGAAGTTAAGGAAACCATCGAGAAGTTGGCAAAGGACAATGACGATTTAAGCATCGGAGCAGCCCTACGCGGTGATTTGATGTATGAAGCAAGTTCAGCTCCTAAGATTGTAACTGACGAAGAGCTTCTTGATAAAGCGCCACCTGCAAGCAGAGTTCCAGACCCTGCAGTTCTTGCAAAAAGTGAGGATGAAGCCCTAAAGGATGCTGGTTTAAAGAGAGCAGATGATGAAGAAACTGCCGATACGGATGAACCAGCAGATGTTAAGGATGGTAAGTTAAATACCACACCTACAGCGCCAGAGAATAAGGAAAGTGTTAATCTGGAAGAAAACAAGGAAAATCCAGAGGCTCCGCCAGCGGACCGCAATCCTGACCCTGCGTTTACCGCACCTATTGAGGACGGAAAGCGTACAGCCCCATTAAAGGCTGAAGCGGAGACAAAGAAAACTCCTGCCAAGAAGTAACCTATGAATAAGGTATTTAGACTAGACTCTATCATTACCAAGGTTAATTCTGAAGGGGATCAACTCCGTATTGCTGGTTATGCCAGCACTACAAACAAAGATAGAGTTGGAGATACTATTCTTCCAGAGGCCTGGACCAAAGGTGGATTAGATAACTACAAGAAGAACCCAATTCTTCTATTCAATCACAACTACAGTAAGCCTGTAGGTAACACTTCTGAAATCAAAGTTGACGAAAAAGGTCTCTACATTGAGGCACTTATCTCAAAATCAGCGGGTGAAACCTACGGTCTAATTCAAGACAACGTCCTTCGAACTTTTTCTGTAGGGTTCATGATTAAGGACGCTGACTATGATAAAACTAATGATGGATTTATCATTAAAGACGCAGAACTTCTTGAGGTATCGGTAGTTTCGGTACCATGTAACCAAGACGCTTGCTTCTCACTAGCTAAAGCTTTTGAAAGTAAAGAAGAGTTAAGAAAGTTCGTTGAAGATGAATTACATTTAGAAGTCGAACCATCAGCAGAGGGCGCAAAAGCTCCTGAACCAGAAGCTTCGACAAAGAACGAGGAGGATAGTCCTCCTGTTCAAGGGAAAACATCAATGAACGAAGAAGAGATTAAAGCTCTAGCGGAAAAGGCTGCACAAGAAGCCGTAGAAGCAGAGCGTGCTCGCGTAGCTGCTGAAAAGAAAGCAGAGGAAGATAAGGCTGCAGAAGAGGAGCGCATTCGTGTCGCTGCTGAAGCTGCAACTAAGTCAACTGAAGAACGTCTTTTGGAGCAGATGCAGAAGACCATTGCCGATGCCGTAAAGGGTAAGGACGAAGAGTTCGAAGCAAAGCTTAAGGAACTCACCGAAGGTCTAACTGAAAGAGCAGAAGAAATTAAAGCCCTACGAACTTCAAAGGTTGAATTTGAGGAACGCGGCGGCCAAGGCCCAGCAGAGGCAGCAATCAAGGCTCACATGCCTGAGGTAGAGGATGCATTCCTCCTATCTCGTGTTACTGCGCTTCCGGGTCAGAAGAACTGGGATACCGATTTCGGTAAGAGAGTTCTTGAAAAGGTTAACGCTCACTCAACCGTTACTGTTGGTTCAGACGCACTTGAAACAACTGTCGGTCTAAATCTTGAAAGAGAAATGTGGAATGACCTCATTCTAGCACCTCTATTCCGTGAAATTAACATGAATAGCGCTACAATGACCATTCCTATTATGCCAGACGCAGGTTATGCTGAAATTACAGCTAACACTGCAGCGTCAGGTACTCAGCCTAATGGTAACATGGACGTTCGTGGAGCTCCATATGGTGCGCCATATGAAGGTATCACACTAACCGATATCACCCTAAGAACCATCAAGATGATTGCTAAGAGCTATCTCGGTAATGAAACCGAAGAAGACGCAATTATTCCTATTCTCCCACTTATTCGTGAGGCAATGATGCGTTCACACCAGCGTGGTGTCGAGAACATGTTCCTAGCAGGTAATGACGTAGACGGTGTTTACACTTCTGGTGCGGTTGACGGGCTTATTAAGCTTGCACGTACTGGTGGTCGTATGCTTACTACAGCAGGTGCAGCAACACCTCTTACAGCAGCCGGTCTTCTAAGTATGCGTCGTGCAATGGGTAAGTATGGTCTTCGTCCAGATGACCTTGTTTATATCGTTTCACAGCATGCTTACTTCGACCTTATGGAAGACGCTGAATTCCAGGATGCCGACCTCGTAGGCCAGCAAGCTACTAAGCTTACTGGTGAAGTTGGACTTCTTTACGGTTCACGTGTTCTTATCTGCGACGAGTTTGCCGCACCAGCAGTAAACAAAGTCCACGCAATTGCACTTAACCGTCGTAACTTCGTTGTTCCACGTCTTCGTGGTGTCACCGTAGAAAGCGAATATCAGGTTGAAGAGCAGCGTAGAGTGCTTGTAACAAGTCAGCGTCTTGGTTTCAACGAAATCATGCCTGCTGCAACTTCAGTTATCGCACTTAAGTACGCAGCAGCGTAATTTAGGGCAGTTGGGAGGGGTTCACACCCCTCCCAAGGTTTTGATTAAATCATGGCAGACTTAATTACTCTTAATGACTATAAAACATATAAGGGTATAGCAAAGCCTGACTCGGATGAGAAGATCCAACTATTAATTACGGCTGTTAGTGATTTAATCAAAGCCTATGTTGGTCATGGAATCACCGATAACTGGGATACTGCATTAGTAGAACGTTACGAACTTCCATACGATACAACTTTGCTATATTTGAATGTATATCCAATTCGTGAAATAGTCTCTGTAGAAGAAGTTCTTGGAGGATATATTGGCGGGTTAGATAGCACTATTCATTATCCTGTAGAATTTAATACAGGATATACATTTGACAATGGTAGCGGGACGCTGACTAGAATAGGTGGTAATTGGGCCAGAACTATAGAAGTCACATATAAAGCGGGGTACGCAACAGTACCTCAACAAATTAAATTAGCGGCAATCGAATTGATTTCTTACTATCTCAACGAAGAATGGAAACCAGCTAGAACCATGCAAGGTACAAGCATTGCAGGACCTGCCACAGAAGTAGGAGGTATGCCAAAGCATATTATTCCCCTACTGGATAATTACAAAGTAGGATATTAAATGTCTGTAGCAGCCTTAAGAGATGTTTTGGACTTTGTTAAAAACACAGGGGCTAAAGACTTCCGACTGAAGGTATTAAATGCTCAAACCGCTTCCCTTATTCTGAAGAGAAGCGAGGTGATGGAGTCCCTAGCACATGCAGTTGCTAAAGAATATTATTTAACAGGACAGCAAAAAGCCGAACTTAAAGCACAGTTAGATAAGTCATGGCCTGCTATTGTTTTCACCTTTAAAAGAACTGTAAAATCTTCTCCTAACAGAGAGATTGTTTATAGAAATGATGAAATTGTAATCATTCAATCAGGTAGTAAAAGTAATTATGGTGCTTTAAATGACGCTATAATGAAGCCTGTAGGGGGTCTTTATAAGGTATTCTGGGAGCTTTTGCTATCTAAGATTAGAAAATATCTTATAGAAAATAATAAAAAGATTAAAATGAAAGAAGATTTCGCTCTTGTTCAAGAGGGTGGAAGAACTGTTCGAAAGATGCTCGGAACTTTTTCAGAAGATTTAGGACCAGCTAGCTTCGTTAACCTTGGTCACTATCAAGGGTCTAACATTC